TATCGTTGACTGGAAATTAGCGTAAGTATGAGCTGCGGACTAACCACCGGATATGCACTTGGCTGCAGGGATGCGGCAGGTGGCATCAAAGAGGTCCGCATTGCGGTCCTCAACGCGACAGGAACGGTAGCAACGAATGGCAGTGGCACGGTGACAGGATTCACCGGATACACCAGTGCGTTCTACGAATACGACCTGACCAAGGCAACCAGCCAAATGACCGAGACGGCAAACGTCAGCTTGGAAAATGGCACGGTATTCTACCAACAGGACGTGCAGTTCATCATCAACAAACTGCAGGTCGCTGTACGTAATGAGTTGAGGTTGTTAGCACGCAACAGGGTGCTGGCAATTGTGAGAGATCAGAACGATCGCTATTGGCTGCTCGGTGCGGCCAATGGCTGTGACATGAGCGCAGGCACAGCACAAACTGGCACGGCGTTTGGCGATCGTTCAGGATATGACATAACGCTGACCGGCATGGAGGTTGAGCCGATGTACCTGGTCAGTGGAACATTGCTGAGTGGTATCACAAGTACCTCGCAGATTAGCGGATCATAGTTGTTGTAGTTTCGTTTGGGTGAAAGCCGGTACGTTTAGGGTCGTACCGGCTTTCTTATTTTTGCACAACCAAAACCCTTAAATCTGCACAATGAGAATCTGCATCGTTTACAATGCGCACCCGACTGGCTGTTCGTTCTATCGCCTTGAAATGCCGAATGCGGCGGTCAGCGATAACTACCCTGAGTTTGACTTCGTCAGCGTCGAAAATATTGGCACAATTAGCGACGAGCAACTGCAGACGATTGACTTATTCCTGTTCAATCGCACGTGGGTGCAGGGTACCATTGAGCAGGTGCAGAAAGTCCACAAAGCGCTGACCAGCAATGGCGCAAAGATCATCCTGGACATGGATGACTATTGGGAGCTTGGCACGGGCCACATCTACTATCAGATGTACCTGAAGAACAAGACACCCGACATGATCCGGGAGACAATCCGCTTGGCCGATCACGTCACCTGCACGACTGAGCATTTGGCCGCTTACGTGCGGAAGTTGAATGACCAGGTCACGATCTTGCCCAACATTCCGTACGAACCCTACAAGCAGTTCACGCCAGTGCCGGAATTGGAGATGGAAAAAGAACTGGTGAAGTTTGGCTGGTTTGGTGGCGCTCAGCACACGGAGGACATTGAGATGCTGTATGATTCCATGGGCAAACTTGAAGGAGACAAGGAATTGGACGGCAGGTACAAACTATACCTAGGCGGCTGGAATGACAACAACCCGGTCTACACGGAATATGAGCGCATCTTCCGCTTCAACGGCAGGAACCCAAACTACGGCAGGATCCAGGCCGCGGACATCTACAGCTACGTCGGCGGTTACAATTTTGTGAATGTGGCATTGGCACCATTGCGAGACACGCTATTTAACGGCCTTAAGAGCGAGTTGAAAATCATTGAAGCAGGATGGATGGGCAAGGCTATGATCTGCTCGGAGAAAGCGCCCTACACCGATGTAGTGCGACATATGGAGAATGCTGTTGTCATTCCGTACAACAAGAATAAAAGCGGATGGTACAAAGCAATCAGGATGCTGACAAACGAGCCTGAGACACGTCAGGCGCTAGCCAGTCAGCTCAGCCAGGATGTGAGGAAGCAGTTTGATATTGTCGAGACCACCAAGCGACGTGCGGAGTTGTACCGGAATTTGGGAAATCGCGGCTAAAGGTATATTTACACGTATATGCTATACCTGAAAGCTAGCCAAAGCAACACGATCAACGTGACGTGGACTGAACGCGCAACAAACGCGACTATCTACAAGTTGATACTGACGAACATTGCGAAGAACACCAGCACGGTCATTTACATTGACGCGATTAGCAACGCGAGCAGTTACGAAGAGAGATACGACCGCTTCACGTTTACGCTTGGCGCGTTGGAGAAGGGGCAGTACAAATACGAGGTCTTGCAAGATGCGAATGGCTACGCGGCGGGTGACGAGCTTGGCGGTGGCTTATTTGTGTTTGAAGATTCAGGCTATGCGTACATCAGTGCGGCGGCAGACCAAGCAACGGACGCGCCTTGGGGGTGCGAGGGAACATTGATACTGGAAGGCGCATCACCCGAAGCGATTGGTCAAGGCGTAATTAACACCGCGACAATCGTTGCAAGTTGCGCCACATCGGGTATAAGCGCGAGGATTTGCGACCAATTAACCCTTAACGGGTATAGCGATTGGTTTCTTCCTTCGCTTGATGAGTTGACCGAAATGTACACGAAATTGGCCGCTGTTGGTTTTGGTGACTTTAGCAACCAACGCTATTGGTCATCGACCCAAGATTTTGATGACCCAGCAAATAAGGCACTTGCAGTTGACTTCAACAACGGCACACTTCACGCTCACCAGAAGTCGCAAACCAACCGCCATACGCGAGCGATGCGGAGATTCCTGATGGGAACGCCGCGGGTCGTGGAGACAGGATTGGCGTATATTGAACCTGCCACCGAAACATACATAGCACAAAACAACACTATCGACTATGCCGTCTATCAATAAAAAAGGACAACAACGCTTTTTCGCTTGGCCAGGATTCGCACACAAAGTGCCAGTCATGGTCGAGCAGCAAGGCTACGATTACATCGGCTACGGATTGGAAAACGAATATCCGTACTACCTGCTGAACATGTACCGCCGATCAAGCAAGCACAACGCAATCGTGAACGGCAAGGTCAGCTACATCATTGGTGGCGGCTGGCAGGGTGATGAGAAGGGAACGCTCGAGACAAGGGCGCTTCAAGAGAAGTTCATCGCAGATGCTAATGAGCAGGACGATCTGAACGACCTGACGCAGAAGTTAGTGCTGGACTTCGAGTTGTACAACGGCATGGCCATTGCCGTCACCTGGTCGCGTGGCGGCACCATTGCCAGGATGGAACACGTGGCATTTGAAAAGGTGAGGGTGGACAAGAAGGAAAAGATGTTTCAGATCGCCGATTGGTACAATGAGGAAATGATACGTCAATTTCCGAAGGTCGAGGACATTGAGCGCATCCCGGCATTTGATCCGGAGAACAGGATCGGCAAGCAACTATACTACTACCGTTGCTATTCGGCGGGCGTCAAATACTACCCATTGCCTGAGTACCTGGGTGGCTTGGCGTGGATTGAAGCAGACGTCGAGATCGCCAACTTCCACAACAACAACCTGCGCAACAACTTTTGGGGTGGCTATCTGATCAACTTCAACAACGGCATCCCAACACCCGAGGAGCAAGTGGACATCGAGCGGCAAATCAAGCGAAAGTTTAGCGGCACCGACAATGCTGGCCGCTTTGTGGTGACCTTCAACGACGATGCCAATAAAGCACCAACCATGCTGCCATTGACGCCGAGCGATATGGACAAGCAGTTTGAAGTGTTGAACAAAACGGTGCAACAGGAAATCTTCATAAGCCACCGCGTCACCAACCCGATGCTGTTTGGGGTCAAGACCGAAGGGCAGCTAGGTGGCCGGAAGGAACTAGTCGAAGCGTTTGAGCTGTTCAAAAACACCTACGTCGATGACCGGGTGAAGCGTGTGGAGCGCAACATCAACTACCTGGCGTCATTCAATGGCATCGAAGGATTGACGCTGATGCCAGTTGAGCCGATCACCGAGCAGCTGAGCGAAGCAGCACTCCTGCAGATCATGACCCCCGATGAATTACGCGAAAAGGCGGGGCTAGAGCCACTGAAAACGGCGGGGCAGGTGGATGAGCCACAGGCGGAAATTGAAGCCGCTAGCGAGCCTATAAACGAGGCAATACGCACGCTATCCGGCCGGCAGTATCAGAACCTGATGCGGATAGTGCGCCACTACGGCCAGGGCAAGATCAGCATGGAGCAGGCCCGCACAATGCTGGGTGCTGGCTTCGGATTGACTGCTGAGCAGGTAGATGCATTCCTGGGCGTGAATGAGCAGGAGTTCAGCGCGGATGATGATGATGCATACAGCCATTGGGGTCATGAGGAGGGTGAGATCCTGCATCGCCTAGCGTCCACCTTCGGCAGCCAGGCAAGCGAATATATTGAGCTGCACAGTCAGCATCTGCATATGACTGGTCATTTGGATCAGGATCTTGACCGCAACCGCGATCAGGCATTTGCGGCGCTTAGTGAGGAAGAAAAGGAACTAGATGACAAGATCATCAAGTACCGGAAGCGTCACCTGGATGCGACTGTTGAAGAGATGGCCAGGGAGTTCAAAGTGAGCGAGAACCGCATCCGCAAAAGGGTGGCATATCTGATCGAGAAGGGGCGCTATCCGATCAGGCGCACCATTGACATCATCCGCAAGGAGAATCAACCAGCACCGGCCAAAGACGTGGTGATCGAAATGCGCTACCGCTACGCCTGGGCCGATGGATTCAGCAATGCAGATAAAGCGACCAGCCGGGAATTCTGCAAGATCATGCTGGACATGGCGGCGGCCGGCAAGGTGTACACGCGAGAGGAGATCAACCAAATCAGCCAGATCATGGGGTACAGCGTTTGGTCGCGCAGGGGTGGATGGTATCGGCAACCTGGACCTGCGGACATCCGCACACCGCAGTGCCGCCACGTGTGGGAGCAGATCAGCGTAATCAGAAAAGGCAACACAATAACTGCAGTCAGATGAGCAAGGCACTATTCATATCCGAACAAACGCTGCTTGACAACAGCATCGTCAACGAAAACGTCAGCTACACGATGATCCGGCCAACGCTGATCAAAGTGCAGGAGATGCGCATTCAACCGATTGTTGGATCGCCGCTGTACAATCAAATCAAAGCGCAGATCATTGCCAGCACGGTGAGCGCGTTAAATCAAACGCTGCTTGAGGACTACATACAGCCGGCACTTGTACAGTGGCTGCAATTTGAGCTGCCCATGGTCCTGGCGTTCAAATACATGAACAAAGGCATGGACCGCAGGAGTAGCACGGAAAGCCAGCCGATGAATGTGGATGAAATCACCCGGCTGATGGATAGAACCAAGAGCGACGCGGAGTGGTACAGCGAGAGGATCACCAGGTATCTAATGGAGAACCGCACCGACTATCCACTGTTCAACAGCCCAACGGTGGCCATTGACACGATCTATCCAAACGCGCAGAACTACCGCACAGGGATGGTGCTGGATCGTGGCTACAGGATGCGCGGCATTGGCTTGGATATGCCGTACGGCTACCGCGATGAAGGATGGTATGGATGCGATAACTGCTAAGATGGGAGCGCACAAGAACAACGTTATAAAACTGCAGAAATATGTGGGTAAGCATCAAGAATGCGCTAATGACCAGGGCTGTCAATCATCCACAGGTCAACAGCTTCGGGACCGGCGATCCAATCGCGATCGGGACGGACAATGTAATCAACCTAAGGACCAGCGATAGAGACCGCATCGCCTATCCGTTGGTATTTGCTGACGTGTTGAGCGCTCAAGCAGGGAGAGGGATCATCACCTTGACCGTGCAATGCTATTGGATGGATCGCGTTGAAGATCTGCGTAACCTGGACACGACGGTGAGTGGAAGCGTGGTGATCAGGTGGACCGACAATGAAGATGAGGTCTTGAGTGATCAACTGCGGACGGCCCAGGACTTTATCGCATCGCTGACCAATGATCCGTCCGTGACCTGGACGCTGCAGGATAGTGTGAGCTTAACCCGATTTGTGGAGGCCAGGGATGACAAGGTAGCCGGGTGGACTGCGGCCTTAAATTTTGACATCCCGTGGGGGCATTCCGTTTGTGAAATTCCGACCTAAAGTATATTTCTAAAAAACAACAATATGAGTACAGTATCGCAGGACATGATGACCGATGGCTTGAACATCCGGGTCGTTGGTAATACAGGAACAGGTGCAAGTGCAGCATCGCTGACAAATCAGAAGATCAAGTTCATCGTGATCAATTTAGCCGGCACTACGATCAGCACGCTGACGGATGAGTTAGATCGCAACTTGCTGACATTGCTAGGATTTACAAGTTCATTCCAATGGCAGACCGGCATGATCGTGAGAGCGCCACAAGGCTTGACGATTAAGGCGGTGACCGTGGCTGCAGGTAATTTATTGGCATACAGCGAATGATTGTAGGATACGCCATACCTGCCGTGCAGAAGTTCCAGGGCGCGGCATACAAGTCGCTGTACTACCAGGCGTTGGAAAATAGCAAGGCGGATGGTGCTACACCGGACGACAACCCATGCTTGATTGCCAGGGGCGATGAGCTGTACCGGGCGGGAG